GTCATTGTCTTGCCTGCCTTGCGCGGCTCACTACGGATTGAACGCCGGGCCAATAAATATTGTACCACGCTAACTCCGCCACGAACAGCAACGATGCGCCCGCAACTGGCATTACGTCCGAACACCGGGTGCTTTTCCTCGAACCGGGGCGAGCCGTCCGGATTGCGCTTGGACAGGAGGATACAGGTCAGGGTCAGGTCCGCCGCCACCCCGGCTTGGCCGATCCAGAACTTGCGCCATGCACTGCGGGTCTGATCGCGATATCGCGCCTCGGCCTGTTCCAGCGTTTCGTCCGGCATGATGCTGTAGTTGTCGGGGAACTGGTATTCGCGCGGGACAGGGACCGTGGGCAGCACGGGCCCGTAGACCTCGGCATAGGCAGGCTCGCAGGAGGCGAGGACCAGTGCGGGGCAGAAGAAGGCAAGCCGGGTCATGCCGTGAGTGCCTGCAACTGTGCATCGGTCATCGGCGCGTAGAACCGGATTTCTTCAATCGTTGCGTTGTAGCCCGTCCCGTTCCGGGCAACCAAGAATGGGCCGTTGATCGAGGCATTCAGCGCCTGTTGTGTCGCGGTAATGGCTTCGGTCAAAACTGTGCCGCCGTTGACGCAACCGCTCTGCAAAGCTCCGTTAACCGTGTATCCAGTACGTTGGGGCGAGTCGGGGTAGGTATCCGTGTCCTGCCGCAAGCCATCGGTCGAGTTGTTGTAGAGGTAGTGAACACTTTCATCGGCAGCGCCGCCGCCTGTTTTTCCGTACCGAATGTCGGTCTGGTAGGCCGGTAGGCCCGCAGTCAAGGGCGACATGGTAAACCGGGGAACCGCCACCTTCCCGTTCGTGCCGTCAGTGGTGGTTGTGGTTTTCATCACCGCCGAAAAAGCGTGCGTGACCCCATCCCACCAGCCGGCCAGGGCCAGTGTGCTGAGAAGAGCATAGCTGGCAGTGGCGCTGGAGCTGGTCCAGCCTACGCCCGCCACTACATCGACGGGATTCAGTGCGTAGGCCGTAGTCCAATATCCGTTGTTCACCACACGGGTCATGTCGGCCAACGAACGACTAGCGCCGTCGGCATAATACTCGCCGTTTTTGAAGTCGAGGATCGTGAGAAGACCCGAAGTCCTATATTGCTGTTGGGAGAAAAGCGACGCGACCACGTCAATAAATCCCGAGCGTCCCGCTGGCTCCGCCGCCGAGAACAACAGAGGATTTTTCCCCGCCCCCTGAAAGCAGGAAAGGCATCGGGGTGTAAATTCCTGCCGTAACAGCCACCGAGTTGACCACCGTTACCCCATTGCTGTCCACTACCGTTATCGTCCCACTGGTTTTGGCGAGGAAACCCCCAAGATTTGCATTAGCAGCAAGGGAAGTTGTGGAATCTACTCCCAACGAAAGAGGACGGTAACGCTCTTGAAACTGCGACATGAAAACCCCTCCGACTAACTTGCTGATGCCTTCAAGACCGCGAAATTGATAACCGGCTGTTCGGTCGTGGTCCCGCTCTTGGTGTTGAAAGTCACTTGGAAAGATCCGTCGGCAACCGCTGTAACGTCCAACTCCAGCTTGTCCGTTCCAGACTTCTGGTTGAGAACGATAACGTCCGTGGCGTCAACCTGGTCATTGGTGACCGTAAAGCTGGCCGCTGTTGTGGATCCCGCAGCCGAAACCAGAGTAATCGCACCTGCCAGCTTGTTGAGAGTGACGCCGGTTGTCCGGCTGGTGATTTGGGTAACGGCGCCACCAAGGCCCGAGCCTCCGTTATCGCCGCCGAAAAGACCGCCCGTCGAAGCCAAGAGGGCTTGGATTTGCCGGCGGAACCACTGATTAACTACCATGTGAAAATTCCCTTGCTACCGAAACCTTGCGGTTCCCCGCTGAGAGCCGGGAATTTCTCCCCGGCTCTCCTGAGAACTGGCGCTATTACGCGCCGTTGAACTTCGCCATGCGGCGACGTTCGCGGATATTCGCATTCAGCGCGACGTCAAAGCGGACATTGTGAGCGCCCGTGTTGAAATCGCTGTGCTGCCACATGCGAACCGTGATCGGAATGCGCGAGAGTTTCTTGCGCATGGCAATTCCGGTCGCCGGCATCACCAAGGGAATGGTGTCGACCGAAATGGCTTCCTTCTGGATCAGAAGGCGGGGGCCGTAAGCAGTCGAAGCCGCACCCATGAAAGTCAGGTCCGCATTGTCCGCCGGAGCGGCCGTAACGGTTGCATGGGCAGTGTTGATATTGATATTGTCGCCGGAACCGGAACCCGGGACGATCATCGCCGGGAAGATCCGAAGCGCGGTAATCGCCCCACCGACGGCCGTTGCGTCCTCGATAACCGTAAACTGCTGGAGGCGAGCCGGGCTCACCGCAGCCTGCTTGCGGTTGTCGTAGGCATAGACGCCTTCAATAGTGAAGGTTTCACCGGCCTCGATGGTCTGTGTCCCGAGGGAACCTCCGTCAATCGAAATGGTCTGCGACATGAAGCGGCCGTTGGCGGTCGAAACCGCAACGTCGGCATAGTTCACATTCTGCGAAGCCCCGACCATTTCAATTGAGTTCGCCGCAGTGTTGGCGCGAGAACCCGTGGTGAGAACCGGGAGGTTGTTCGTGAACAGAACCGGCATATTGCCGATTTCACCCCGGAAGCCCTTGCGATAAACACCGTCGCCGGTCGAGTTCGGCAGATTGACAACCTGGTCACCGAGCAATTGCTTATCCATGTGCGTCATAATCAGGCGAAGGTCATTGTCACCAACGCCCTCTTCCTTGAGCCGCGTATAGGGCGCAACCGCGTCGATATAGTCCGAGACATTGTTGCCAATGGTGCCCGTCCAGTTGTTCGGGGCAAGGGCAGCGATGCCAAGGATATAGGCGTCGATCTTTTCGGCCATCGAAGTCGCGGCGCCAAGCAGAGCCTTGCTTTCGCGAGCGCTGCCAAGATCGCGGACCTTGACGAAGTCGCCCCAACCCATGTTCGCGTTGAAGGTGCCGTCGATGGTGAACTGCTCGGCACCGAAAACGGTTCCGTCGGTCCCGGACGAAAGATCCTTCACACCGCCAGAAGTGCGGGTGACGTTGTAGCGGGGAGCAATCTGCTCAACGACGGTCAGACGATTCAGGTCGTCCAGCTCGCCGCCGTGTTCGTTCCACGAAACCGCCTCGCCAGTGACAAGGTTGTCTTCGAAGACTGTGCAGAAAACATTCATAACCAATTTGGCTTGGTCAACGGTGACAGTGCCCATGGGGAAACCTCATAATTCGGGTTGAAGGAATTCCGGTGAGGCTTCCCCACCGGCAACTAATTTGCGTTCTTGTACCAAGCCTTGCGGAAGTCATCGAGATTGTCCGTGTCCGGTCGGATAGGCGTGGAGGGATTTCGCCCCCTTGGCGAATCAGACGGCGGAGGACCAGCTTGGGGCTTCCGGCGAGGTTGGGCGGTCGAAGAAATTTCTGCGTCTTTTTCCTTGACATACCAGGCTTGGTCAATTGGATCGAGACGGGAAACCCGGTCTGCTTCCTTTTTGTCCGTCGCAAGGAGATAAAGAATTTCGGCGCCATTTTTCACTTTGGCCGCTGCGGTGAAAGTGGTTTCGGTGAGCGGAAATTTCCCGGCAAGTCCAGCTTCCAAGACGACTTCCATGTAGTCGTCGTGAATTTCGGATCCAGCTTCCGCCAGCGTGTCCACCTTCTCACGGAGTTGGTTCATGTGGGCAGTTGCCCGAGCCTGCTCCGCTTGCGCCTCCTGGGTTTGGCGCCGCTGGTCAAGTTCGTCGGCTACTATGTTCTTCGCCGTCCACTTGATTTTGTCTTCGATATACCCGTCATCAAGGACGCCAAGAGGATATTTTTTGCTGTCGGACGGGTCCGGCTCGATATCCTTTGTGGGAGTAGGCGTATCACCGTTGCCGGAGGGTGTCGAGCCCTTATTTTCAATCGCGGAAATTCGGCTTTCCATCGCGTTATTCCGCTGGCGTTCCTCGGCCAATTCGCGCCGCAATTCGCGCCGCTCCTGCTTCAAGTCGCGGATGAATTCCGAAGTATTGCGCTTTTTGCCTTTTTCGGCCCCCGGTTACTCGGCATTGTGCCCGTCTTC